TCATTGGTCGTCATTCTTGAAATATGTTAGAGCCCACGATAGAGCTCCGCCTACGATCATCGCTATGGCAATCGCTCCAATCCATAGCAATGCGAAATCCTCAAAGTTTACCTTTTCCATGCTTTGATAGCCTCCTCTAGTCGACGATCATGTAAAGAGCCCTCAGGAGCCACAGAGAGCTCCTGTGAGCGACGTTTATAATATTCTGATAGTGACCTATTACCTTGCCAGTCGAACTCCTCAGAGAGAAATTGACACCAGAGCGACGCACAGGACATCTTGAGACCTCCTGTGAGTAGATCACGCTCTACTGGTGGAACTTTGTTCACGACTGCACCAATGATACAGACAGAATTTCTTCGTCTCTGTACGTGTTGACCTTGTCGTACTTTTGGTCATATTCACCGTCCAACACTTTATCCTTTGCTTCGTCCATATCGTCGGCCTCAACATAGATTTCCCACAATGCCGTTGCTGTGGTTGTGACTTTATATTTCATCGTTCTAGCTCCTCGCAGTACTCTTTATAAGCCTTCTCTACGTCGTGCGTTCCTGCAATGGTGTAGTATAGACTCTCCCACTGGCAGTCAGTTAAACCACACTTCTCGTCTGCATTATTAGTGATCGCATCAATGACCTCCTGAATTACCCACTTGATCGCCTCATCGTAGTCATCACTCATCGTCGTTCTCCTGTCTCATGTCTCTAAATGGGTACGCATCAGCGTTGCCGTGCTCCGATGGATCATTGGGGTCATGAGACCAGTTAAACAACCAACCTAATAATACGCCTAAAAGCTCCATAGTGTCTCTCCTGTGTTGAGATGTGGTCTGCATAGTACAGACCACTCTAGTATCGGTCAAGCCATTACGACTCTGTTAAACCAATCCTCAATCCACTGGTCTGAATTGTGAGGAGCGCAAGTGTCTTTGGTGTAATTCATGGAGTGATCCGATACTGTCTCGTCGTCGTCAACGCATAGGTTGATCGTTGCTGATCCTCTATAGCATCGATCACCATCGTAGAACTTAAGCCACGACATATCTAGATTTTCGACCATATCAACGATTTCGTCTCTATTCGTTGAGCTCTCAATCTCTAGCTCCTCTTCTGATATTACATCCATTGAGAATCCTAGGTTGAGTGCTTCATTGATTAGTTCAATATATGCTTTCATATGTGTTCTCCTGTTAATTGAGTGCCCAGTATAGAGCACCCAATCAGACTGTCAACCCCAATCAGTAGAGCTCCCAAAATTTACCGATACCCCAACCGATAATCGTCAGAGTCCAGACGATCAAGACCAATTGCTCTAGGTCGTTCATAGTACTGGAACTCCGTCTACATATGTCGTGTGATTTCGTGTGTATACGTCTACTCCCAGAGCTCTGAGTCTAGATTTCGTCGTATTCGTCGGCCAGTTAGATAATGTCTTGAGATTAGGTGTGACGTGACCAGACCAACCCCAACCTGCTTTGTGAACTTCTACTGTGGCAATATGGTGCCCATGCAGGTATACGTTCCGCTCTCTGGTCTCTGGTTCGACTCTTACCATAGTGTTTGCCGATGACCAGTTCCGACCTTGTGCTATCGCGTAGTTCATTTCTTTCTCAATCTTTCTCATCTCATTTACCTTCAAAATCTAAATCAATTGACTGAAATTGACCGATACCTAGGTCAGGACATAGAGCCCATACCCAACCATCGTCTGTTGTCTCTATGAACTCACAAGCTTTAACGTGCTGATCGTCCATATAGGTTGTACCTTCTATCGTGTCGAACGGTACATTCTGCGTCTGTGCTATGTCTTCTCTAATTGATATTTTCATGGTAGTTCTCCTCAGTGTTTGCTACCCAGACGACCAGTATAAACCGATCGTTTCGACTAGAGCAACCTAGTCATCATCAGTGGGCTCTAGCTCCTCAAGTTCCTCTATGGCTTTCAATAGATCATAGAGTAGTTCGGACTCATGCGGTTGTATCTCTTCAATCAAGATCATAGGTGTTCTCCTTACTGTATCCATTCAATGTCTAGGTCATCATATTGAGGCGATGATAGGAGCTTGTCAAGCATACTGTTGAACGACTCCTGTGGTTTCATTGTGAGTCTGTGCTTTGTGAACCACAGTTCACCAATGCTAGATCCTTTGGTGTACTTTACCTGCCAGTCGTCTCCCTGATCGTACACTTTGAAAAAGTCTCCGCCGATCTTGAATATAGAATATGTTTTCATGTTAGATCTCCTCGATCTTGACTAGTGCTGTTTCGTTCTCTCTGATCTCCTCTAGCTCCTCTTCTGAGAGAGTGTATGACCAGTGTTGTACTGTCCAGTCAATCGCTGACTCAATCCATTGACTAGCTAGCTCCTCAGCCTCCCAGTGTTCGACTGGTTCGCTGACTGTAGGATTCGTGTCTAGTGTATCAATAGACTGCTTGACTACATATTTTTTCATGGTGTTCTCTCCTGTGTTAACTGAGGGAGACTCTAAGGTCTCCCATTTAGATTGTCAAGCGTTCCGCTCTGCTGATCGGATGATCGACTTTAATAGACTCTCAGTGTACATCTCAATCCCTAGTTCTCCCTGTGTCTCTAGGAGCATACGACCCCAGACCACAGTTCCTAGATCATCATCCTCTGCATATGCTTTGTTGAAAGCATTGTAGTCTGTTGCGAGGCGCTCTGCCTGTTGTTTTGTAATTGTGTTCATAGTAGTTCTCCTGTATCCCAGAGGGAGGCTTACGCCTCCTCTCCTGTTGTTTCACGCTTCTTGATTTGCTCTAGGTTGAAGACATAGAAACGCTTGAGTAGTTTCTTCTCTTCAATCTCTCCGGTCTCTTTGTTCTTGACCTTCTTGATCACGACTCTTTTGAGCTCAGTTCCTGACTCTCCTTTGATAACGACCATACCTAATTCTAGTGCCTGCTTAAATGTCATCCAATATGGAGACTCGTATCCTGAGCTCGCAAGGATCTCTGCATTAGTGTTGGTGTACTCTTGTTTAGTCTTAAAGTTAATCATAGTAGTTCTCCTGTGTGTGTGTGGTCATTATATGTATATGGTCAAGGATCACCTAATTGTATTTGTCTATCGGTTTATCGGTTGTTGATAGTGTGTTCTAGTGTGGTGCTTAGGTGTGTCTAGAGGGTACTACTCTGGCACACACTTGCCACACTTTAGAATCCCTGTGAAACACACTGTGAAACACCAATGTACCCTGTGGATAACTTATGCACACCCTCAGGCAACACCTGTGGATAACTTAAGTGTTTCACGTGAAACATCTGGATAACCTGTGGATAACTGGAACAACCTGTGGATTTCCTGTGGATAACTTGTGTTTTACTTGTAGGTAACCTGTGGATAACCCCCGGGGTGCCCTAGGTGTTCGCAGGAATATTACGGTACCCGCTCAGATACAAAAAAGAGCCACTTTGGAAACCCTTAGGAACACTTTGGAAACACCTAAGAACCACAAAAGCACCCAAAAGTACCCATAAATGTTGCTAAAATACGCTAAAAGTAGACAAAAGTAGTACTTAAGTAAAACTAAAGTAAATCTCTGATATTCTTAAGTATACTTATGACAAATAAGTGATAAAAAAGTGATGCAAAAGGGTTGACAAATGAACCCAGGTGCGGTACCTTAAGTATTTCTTAAGATACCTCTTGACATTTAAGAATTTCTATGCTATAATAGTCTTATACTTAAGAACAAATGAGTTATCGTTAAGTAGTTATCATTTTGGTTGCTTATCATGATACTTAAGTAAGTACCTTAGGGAGAATACTTATGGTTGAGACTACTAAAAAGATTGGTCGTCCTAGAAAACAAGATGTCGAATCTAAAAAGCCTACCAATCGGGGTAAGGTTGGTCGACCTCCGGGCGATGCGGCCATCATTAACGAATACAAAGCCAGAATGTTGGCCTCACCTAAGTCTAAGAAGGTCTTGGATAGTATTCTTGATGCGGCACTTAACGATGACCATAAGAACCAAGCGGCGGCTTGGAAACTCTTAATGGATCGTATGCTACCTGTGAGTTACTTTGAGAAAGATAATGCACAGGGTGGTCGTCCTGCAGTCAGTATCACGATATCTGGCATAGGTGACGCTAAAGTGACTGAAGCAGACATAATTGACGCAGAGGTGATTGATGTCGATGACAAAAGATGAACTTATAGAAATTGTCAAAGAAGATTTAGTCCGTCATGAAGGCTATGTGACTGAAATCTACTTATGTTCTGAAGGATACCCTACGTTTGGTATTGGTCACATGGTCACTGAAGAAGACATGGAGCACACTTGGCCCGTAGGGACACCTGTGACGGACGAAAGAATCCTTGATGTCTTCCGTAAGGATTGTGATGTCGCTTATACTGATGCCTGCACTCTTGTCTTAAACTTTGCAGGTCAAGCGACAGACGCCCAAAGGGTTCTTGTGAACATGGCGTTCAACCTTGGCCGTAATCGTCTTGGTCAGTTTAAAAATATGCTCAAGTACGTTAACGAAGGTAACTACCTGATGGCCGCTAATGAAATGATTGACTCTAAGTGGTATCGTCAGGTCGGTCGTCGTAGTAAAGAGCTTGTCGACATCATGAAGGACGCTAAGGCTTAATGTCGACTGAACTCAATGTAGAGCTCCTTCCGTGGCAACAGGATGTCTTTAGTGACCCTGTGCGCTTCAAGATTGTGGCCGCAGGTCGTCGTACTGGTAAGTCCCGCCTAGCGGCTTGGTTGCTCATCATTAACGCTCTACAGACAGAGCGAGGTCATGTCTTCTACGTAGCTCCTACGCAAGGACAGGCACGAGACATTATGTGGTCGACACTGCTTGAGTTAGCTCACCCAGTGATCAAGTCATCCCATATTAACAACCTACAGATTACTCTAATCAACGGCTGTACTATCTCCCTCAAGGGTGCTGACAGACCAGAGACAATGCGTGGTGTATCCCTTAAGTTCCTCGTAATGGACGAATATGCGGATATGAAGCCCAGTGTGTGGGAACAAATCTTGAGACCTGCTCTTGCTGACCAAAAGGGAGATTCGATGTTCATTGGGACACCAATGGGCCGTAACCACTTCTATGAGCTATATAACTACGCTACTCTGTCAGATGATGATAGCTATAAGGCTTGGCACTTTACGTCTTACGACAACCCGCTTCTCGATCCAGACGAGATTGATACAGCTAAGAAGTCAATGTCATCCTATGCATTCCGACAGGAGTTCCTTGCATCGTTTGAGGCAAGTGGTTCTGAGATCTTTAAAGAAGACTGGATTAAGTTTGATGATGAAGAGCCTGAGTTTGGTGATTATTACATTTCAGTCGACCTTGCGGGCTTTGCTAATGTTGAATCTGCTACTAAGTCCAAGAACACCAAGCTCGACCAAACAGCCATCTCAATCGTCAAAGCAAACGAGAACGGATGGTGGGTAGCAGAAATCATACATGGAAGATGGGACATCAAGAAAACCGCCAAGAAGATATTCGACGCTGTTCATGCCTATCAGCCAGTCGCAGTTGGCATCGAAAAAGGAGCCCTAAAGAATGCGGTACTGCCTTACCTTACCGACTTAATGAAGGCTCAGCAACGGTTCTTCAGGGTGGAGGAACTCACTCACGGCAACAAGAAAAAGACTGACCGTGTTGTCTGGGCTCTTCAAGGACGCTTTGAGCACGGACAGATTACCTTGAACAAAGGGGACTGGAACGCAGAGTTCATGGACGAGCTCTTTCAGTTTCCAAACACATTAGTCCACGATGACTTAGTAGATTCACTCGCATACATTGACCAACTCGCAAAGGTGTCGTACTACTACGATTACGAAGAAGACGACTTTGAAATACTCGATCCAGTAGCAGGATATTAAATATGGATTACGATCACAATCAAGAAGACAATGGTTCATTGGAAGGATGGGTAATCCACAAGTGTAACCAATGGCGTGACCACTTTGAATCAAACTACCAAGAGA